CCAGGTTACTCATAATGGTTAGTAGTTCAGAGTTATACTCTATGTCTAATACTCTTAATTTGTCGTATGCGTTTTCTAATGGTGTTTTCATATCTGTTTTGTTAGTTAATATATTGCAATATACAAATAAATAACATACCAACAAATAATTTAATAACTTTTTTTAGTGTAAAGCATATTTACCAAAGTTTGGGCGGCTTAATATAGAATAAGTTGCATAACGACACGGGTCAATAATATGGTTGTTTTTATCTTCTGGTGTGTTTATAAGCATACCACTTTTATCTTCTTTCCACTTGTAGTTTCTAAACTCACTTATGGCATTTGTTGAGGTTGCCAGTATATGTATCTTGTATCTCTTTAGTAAGTCAATACCAGCATTCACACTATCCTTACCTTTTATGCTTGGAAATATGTTGTTACCCATTGCACGTAGTTCTGATATTAATCTTGGTTCAGCACTATCCGCATAGATTGGTTTGCTTGTTAGGTTTAACTCTTTAAGGAAGTTATTTATATCACTTGTAGTCATTTGCGTTCTGTACAAGTGCTCTTGTATGTATAGATTATGCCCTTGACTATAAACAGCAACAAAAGTTGTAGGGTCATTCGTGTACCCAAAATCCATACCGTATGCAATTAATTCTGCTCCTTGTGGTATTTGGTTTACCTCAACATATTTAAATATAGTGCTTCTACTGGCTGCACGTTCACCCAACCCATATATCTGCCAATATTGCTCATCTGTATCTCTTAACCTTTCTATTTCCTTTCTAATTGATGCTTCAATAAAAGGGTTATCAAGGTAAGTGGTTTTATAAAACACACAATCATCTCTTGGTATTAGTTTATCATATATCCAATGGTATTCATCTGATGGGTTAAAATCAAGTATAACCCTATCTTGTGTTCTAAACAACAACTGCTGCATATCTTCAAAGTAAAGTTCGTTACCCTCATTAACAAATAGCAAATCCCTTTTCCTACCTCTTATCTTTTGTGGCTGGTCTAAAGAAATAAATTCAACAAGGTTACCAAATAGGTGATATTCTGAATTAGACTTGTTGTGGTATTGCTCACTATAACATTTATACTTTTGAAGTATAGCCATAAAGTCACGCATTACCGTTGCTCTTAAACTTGGAAATGATTTACGGCATATAGTTATTATCTTGTCATTGTTGTTTGCACAATAATTAAATATAACCCATAGAAGTATATTGTATGTTTTACCAGAACGTGTACCACCTTGTTCAACTACAATCTTTTTATCTGTGTTGGCTAAATGCTTATAGACAATATTAGTCTGTATCTTCGGTTTTATCAATTATCTCTATTTGAAAATTAGTTGGCATTCCATCTGCACCAGTTATTTCTTGACGTTCAATATAACCCCTTTTCTTACCTTTTGTCTTTAAGTAGAATATTGTTGCTGCTGTTGAGTTGGCAGATATTTGTTTGTGTAGTTGGCTTTCTGCAAAGTCTAAAGCTACGTTTTCAATATCCCTTACCTCAATGGCAAATGCTTCATCTTCTTTAAGCCACTTATAGTAAGTGCTTCTTGGTATATCTGCTTTCTTACAAGCTACTGTAACAACTCCTAAACTTTGTTCCAATGCTTTTAATAGGCTTTCCTTTTTTATGTGTCTATCTTTGTTCATTATTTTTTTTCTTTTGTGCTTCTTTTTCTTCTGAAGTTGGGTTAAACCTTTTTCGTTTTTGTTCGTTTATATATTTAAACCTTTCAACCATTCCCATTCTTCTAATATCCTTTTCCATTTATTTTAATTTTTAATGATGTATCTAATTTACGCATTCTATCTATTATTACTTGGCAATATTTAGGGTCAAGTTCCATTCCATAACATTTTCTTTTAAGTTGGTGTGCTGCTACCATTGTTGAGCCAGAGCCAAGAAATAAATCCATTACTAAATCATTTTCATTTATAAAATCTGGTATTGCAAATGCAGCAAGAGTAACAGGCTTTTGTGTAGGGTGTTTATATTCTGAACCTGCTTCAACATTTATTTCCCATATTGCTTTTTTTCTCTCTCCTTTTAATTTAGGTTTACCTTGTGAACAAAATAAAGCCATTTCATAATTATTGCCATAACTACTTAAATCACCCATACTCATTTTGCCCTTATTCCAAATTATTGTATTTGAATAATAATCTTTATACATTTCTCTCCATATTGGATATACTTGATGTGAGGTCCAAATAAACCAAGCTGAAATTTGTTTTGAAAATAAAATTAAATTAGGTAAAAAATCAAGAAATTTATCGTCATTTTCTAACACATCAAATTGTACTTTTGAATTATTTTTTCTATGGTTTGATTTATAACTTACGCCATAGGGAGGGTCTGTAAAAACCATATCTGCCTTTTCTCCATTCATTAGCTTTGCCACTTGGTCTGCATCTGTGCTATCTCCACAAAGTAAACGATGCTCACCTATCTCTATTAAATCTCCTAAAACAACATCAACCTTTAAATCTTCTGGCTCTTGGTAATCATCTTCTTCAGCTTCTAAAACTTCATCCTCAAAAGGAAAACCATCTAACCCCCATTCTTCTAATTGTTTTATATCCCATTCATTTGCGAGTATATCCCAATCCCATTCACCAAACCCTACATTGTCTTTTACAATAAACTCTTGTTGTTGTTCATCTGTAAGTTCATCAGCTTTTAAAATATACACTTCTTTTAACCCAGCCTCTTTACAAGCCTTTAACCTCATATTACCACCAAGCACTACCATATCTTTATTTACTACAATAGGACGCAGCTTTAGCATCTCTGGAAACTCTTTAATTGACTTTACAAGCTTTTTAAACTTATTGTCTTTTATAAATCTTGGATTGCTTTCATTTGGTTTTACCTTACTTATCTTTATTAGTTCCATATATATATAACGTATTTAATTTATTTATTTCCTAACTTTAATTTTAACAGTCTTTCTCTTATTGCTTTTCTTTCTTTACCCTTTGGTAATTTGTCTAATAGTTGTTGTAGCTTTTGTATTAGTTTCTTGCTCATAGCTTTTCTATTTCGTTTAGCACTTCTTGATAGTATTCTATATTGTTAGATGGTTTTAGTATTTCGTTTTCAAGTATAATACTTATATGTAGTTTAGCACATTTCTTTGCTTGTGTGCTTGTTGTTGTTTCTACATAAAATGCTTTTACTAACTGGTATGCTTTTTCTTTTGGTGTTTGCATAAATAGCCATTCTTTTTTAATCACGTTGCACAGTTTATTATTTCATACTCACTATTGTTTTGCTTCCATTCAAAAGACTTTAATACTAAAGCTGCTCTTTCATCATACATTGTTCTTTGTTCTTCTTCTAATGTTCTGTACTTTTTTTCGTTTTTAGTATAACCACCATCAAATTGGTTTAGTTTTTCTATTGCTTTGAAATAATCTTTTTCTAATGTTTCATACTTTTTTTGTATTACTTCTAACTTTGAAATCTGGCTGTACTCTATTTGTGATTTAACTATAAAGTTACTTTCAAGTTTATCGTAATAATCAAATCTATCTTTTTTGTACAATGGATACATTTTGTTTGCGTGTATTGCCGTTGCGTGGTCAAATGATTTACCTTTTGATTTTATAAAGTCTGATATACTTACCCACCTCATATCAAGTTTGTTTCTTAATATATGACAAAGCAAAGCACGATGCTCAACGTATTCAGTTTGCCTTGTTTGTTTGTATATATCTATGCCAGTTAAAGTAATAAGTAAATCACTTACTTGTTCTGGTGTTTCTAATATTGTTGGTATTGTGTTGTAATTCATTTGCTTTGTAGTTTTTGTATGTATAAAGCTGCATCCATTAATTCTTCTTTTAGGTGCTGCAAAAAATCATCGTGCTTGTTGTCTTGTAGTGTTGTTTTGTATTTGTCTATTCCTACACAACTTCTTATATCAAATTCTCTTTTTAAATCTTCTACTATTTTATCTGGTTTGCTATTAAACTTTTTTTGTTTTTGTTCGTTTTGGTATTTATATCTTTCAGTTAAACTCATACTTCTTATATCTTTCATTTTAAAACATTGTTAATTGTTGTTGATGTTGTTTAAGTCTTTTCATTGCTGCGTTGTAATACTCTGTATCTAACTCGCAAGCGGTTAAATTATAACCTAAATTATGACAAGCCAAAGCAATGGAACCAGAACCTAAATGTGTATCAAGGATTTTATCTCCCTCTTTTGCGTAGTTCATTAAAAGCCATTCGTAAAGTTTAATAGGCTTTTCTGTTGGATGTATTCTATTTGGGTTTTGTGGTTGTATTTCAATCCATTTTGATGTTGTTCCTAAGTTTTCAGACAAACTTGCTATTTCAAGCATTGACATTGTAAAACTTATTCCAATAGTTTTTTTCTTCCAAGCAACAAAACCTTTCCATTGTGGTAATTCAAAATTGTTTGCACCCCAAATTATTTGCTCTTTACTTACTCTTTTTAATTCAGCCCAATACTTTTTTGTTGGTCTACCCTCTAAACTTTTCATAGAACCATTTGCCCTCATATCTTTAGTTGGTTGGTTGCTATCCCTATAAGGTGGGTCAACTATTGCAAGGTCAAAGTAATTATCTTCATACCTTGCCATTAGCTGCATATTATCTTCATTTGTTATTTGCATATTATTTATTTCTACATATGTTTAATTGGTCTACTAACCAGGGTCTTATTTTTTCAACAGAAGATAACAATGGGCTATCATTTTTTGCCAAACTTTCTAATTGTTTGAAAATAAAATCCATCTCTTTTTTATTGCCTTTTATTTTTTGATGTGTAAATGAACATAACCTATTAATTGTAAATGCTTGAAACTTCACACCACCATATTTAGATTTTAACCTTAATAGATTTTCAAAAATATAGTTGCTAAACTCTTTATCTTTTATAAATGCTGTACCTTGTTTAAATTGTTTACTTGTACCACAATTAAAATATATGTTAAGTATATTACCTACTGAAAAAACATTTTTTGTTTCATTGTATTTGTCAAAAACAAAAGAATATTGCGTTCTGTTTCTTGAAAAACTTTTTAAATAATCAAATGCAGACCAATTTCTGTTTGCATTGTTTAAGCTAATAATATATTTTTGGTATTCGTCTAAATCATCTGTGTTTACCCAGTCAACAATATATGCTGGTAATGTTTTAAGTTTTAATAATTCTGCAGACATTGCTCTGTGATGTCCCTCTATTACATTTCCTTTAGTATCTATTGTTATTGGTGATAACCAACCAAAATCCTCTATCTTGTTTTTAAATCCTTGATAATGATTTTCTACAATATCTCTATTTATTGTTGAATGTTTTAATTTGTTTACTGGGTATTCTGCGTTAAACCTACCTACTTTAATTTCTTGTGTTTTCATCTGTTTTGATTTTAATTATTAATATTTATTGTGTTCTTAATTTTAAAAGGTGATAGCACTCGGTGTATTTTTCTCTTGCTTTACCTTTGTATTCTTGTTTAAATAATTCGTATAGCTTTCTTGTGTATTGGTATTTTGTTGTGCAGTCTTTAAAATGTTTTTCTGCATACTTCTTACCCTTACCTTTAAAGTAGTTTACATTGTCTGCTGTGTCGCCCTCTATCATTTGAGCATAGAAATTGTACATAGCTTCTTCTTCTGATATGTCTAATACCACTTGGTGCTTGTAGTGATAGTTGTACATTAAGCAAGGGAATTGTTTATAGTCTTTATCAATTGATACTATCATTACCTCATCTCTGCCTATATCATCGCTAATTTGTTTCCAGTACCTTGCAACCATATCATCTGTTTCTACACCGTAACCCCATATACTATCGTAGTGGTCTTTTACAAATTGGTGCATCTCATTTAATAAAGGTGGCAGTTCTTGTTTCTTTCTGTTGGCTTTGTACTTTGGTGTGATTAGTTTTCTAAAGTTACCCTTTGAACCACTAAAGCATAATACTTTGTCTATGGTGTATTTATCTTCCAAGTCATTTACAATCTTCATATACTGCTGGTCAAACTTATTTCTTGCATCAGCTATATCTGTGTAATACTTTTCATCATCTGGTGTTTCTCTTTTACGATAGCAACTCGCAAAAATTAAACTATCTGCATCTACTAATAAAATCATAATGCTTCTTTAATCATTTTAAGGTGCATTTCTTGCATCTTCTTTTGTTCTTTAGTTACCATACTAATTATGCTTGGTAAATCTCTAAAAAGCTGGTCTACTTCCATCACAAGTGTTTTGTTATCATCGTAACCAATATACAACTCACCATCACTACAATGCAATGTATCTGTTTCACCAACATAAGTATGTAATTGTGCATCTTGTAATTGTGCTTTTAATATTTCAACCTGTGCTTCTAATTTTTCTATTCTGTTATCTTGTCCCATTTGTCTATTGTTATGTTAAGTTTTAAAAAATTCTTTTTACCTGGTTTTACTTGGTAGTTAATATGTACATCAGTTATCTCACTATCTTGTTCAGTATGATATTCTATTTGTTTTCTTAACTTTTCCCAAGCTGCTTTGTTTACTTCCATAATGTTATTTTTATGCAAAGTAACACTATTTTACTTTATAAACAAAAAATTTTATAACTAATTTGGTTCTATATTTATATTTATTCTTACTGCTTCATTTTCTTTAAGCAAGTACACATCTTTTAAAAGTCTTTTCTTTGTGTAAACTGTTGTATCTGGGCAATACTTTTTAACTGGCTTTGGCATCTCTAAAGTGTTGAGGTAATACATAAAATTACCTTTAGGGTCATTAACAAAGAACAATTTTACAACACCATCAATAGCCATTAAATTATCATACTTTTCTTTTTCAAGCATTTTTTCATCATAATGTGTTTTTCTAAATTTCATCTCAATAACACAATCAACACCCTTTTGTGTTTTTCCAATAGCATCATATATTTTATTTCCACCAGCGCACCATTCTAAATTCCAACCATCAAGATTAAGTAAAAACACAACAGCTTTTTCCCACTCATTTATTGTTTTAATTCCCATTATTCCAAATTACGTTTAGTTGTTTTATCCATAACTTTATTTTTTTTGGATTGCAAGTGCAAGGTTTATGGTATTTATGATTATAGTACTTTGCGTGTAGCTGGCATATCAATTCAAACTCATTACCTTGTAGTGTACTTTTTGGTTCAGACCTAAAGTCACTCCAGCTTTCAAAATCTTCTTTAGTAAATTTTACCATCTATCAATTTTTATTTCGTTTAACTTTTTTCTTCTGTTGTTACAATCACATTTAGTACCTCTTAACTTGTGGTATTTATCTACCAGGTATTTAATACCAGTATACTTTGTGATGTAATAAATAATGTTTCCTATTTTCATAATTCTTGTATTGGTATTATTATTCCTTTACTTGCCATATTATCACCACCTTTTTTATCTCTTTTTGTGTTGAGGTATTTTCGGCATTTATCTTTTAACTCTTCTGTTTTAAGAATATATAATTTATCTAAATAAATATAATATTGTTTAGCTTTTGTTGCAGCAATACCACTTGGTTTTCCATTGCATTCATATTCAACATAAAAGTTACCAGTCTTTTTATATTGTGCATCACTCTTAACCTCAACACCCATATCTAATTCTGGTATGTATATGTCCCATTCCAAAAAAT